GTATCTTGGTGTACCTTTGATAAACGAAACAGTATATACGAATCTAATCGTATACTAGACTTAGACAATAGGTTAGCTAGTGTGGATAATGAGATTCAAGTCCATCAAAAGTTAGTAAAAAAAGCTAAAAACTTAGAAGAAAAACTGATTTATCTAGCTAAATTGGGTGAAGAAAAGATGGAACGAAAGCAGATATCCGAAGAATTAGCGGGTTATGTGAATAGTTCCAGAATTTGGCAAGACAAACGATTTAACAAATCCGCATAATAACGAAAGAAAAGATAAATATATTATATATTTCTCTGGAATACAAATATGAAACTAACCGAATTAAACCACAATCGCCGCTCTTTCTCTACTAAAGTATTGAAAGAACAGTATGAAACCTCATTTAACGTAGATGGTATGTCTATGTCATCTACACGTACTATGCTTCAAAAAGTACGTGGTTTATTGAGTGAGTCAAAGCAATCTCCTGACTATCACAATAGTCAATCATCAAGTTCATATATGAAACTTGTATTCATGGAGCAAGCACTTGCCGATCACTACAATGAATTACGTTCACTACCACAGCCAAGAATCATGGTTGAGAATGAAGAAGTTGAGAAGTCACAAGTTGTATTAGCAGCACAAGACATGGTAGATCAAGTACAGAAGATGCTTGAAGATGTAGGACAAATGCAAGTTAAAGAATTACCAGCATTGGTATCAAGTATTGAAAGTGAAATTGGTGTTAACGAAAGCCAAACATACAATGACGCTGTTTCTAGTCAACTAGATACATTATCTGCTTCATTGAAAGAAGCATCAAGTGCATTGAAGAATGCATTGAATGGATTAACTGGTCAAGCAGTAGACGCAGCATTTGATGCTGGTGCTGACATGGGTGCAGAAGCAGGAGTGGATGCTGGCATGGACGCAGGCATGGACGCTGGCGGTGATATGGGCGCCGGCGATGATATGGGAGATATTCCTCCCCCAGCCGAAGAACCAGAAATGCCCCCGTCGGGCGGTGTAGGCAGAGCAAAGAGATAATATGTTTCTCTTTGAACTTGCTGATCCGGCGAGTGCTAAACTTATCGTTCTTGTCAATCAACTTAAAACTGATTTAGACAACGGTATAATAGATTCTAGTAGTTACACGACGGACGAGTTTTTAACTTATTTACAAGATAAAGGTGATATCGTTTTAGATGTCACCGACTTGTATGATATGATAAAGAACCCTCCACTAAACACCGTTATATCTAATATACAAGGTGATAAGGTTGTGTTTAAAGGGCATGATGATACCCCAGAAAATCCAGATCAATCACAAAGTCAACAAGTTGTACAACAAATGGCACAAAGTGCTATGCCAACACAATGATAACAGTCACAGATAAAGCAACAAACAAAGTAAAACAAACTCTTGCTAAAAGAGGTAAAGGATTGGGAATCAGAATAGGTGTCAAAACAACAGGCTGTTCTGGTTTAGCCTATGTACTTGAATATGTTGATCAACCGTTGTTGGAAGATGTAAAGATTGATTGTGATGGTTGTTCATTATATGTTGATCCAAAAAGTTGTGCTTATCTTCAAGGGATGACAATAGATTATGTCCGCAATGGACTTAATGAAGGATTTGAATTTCTTAACCCAAATGAACGTGATAAATGCGGATGTGGAGAAAGTTTCCGAATCTAGTTGACAACTGTATTTCAATCAACTATAATTGACTTGATGTACAATCCAACAAAATACAACTATATACCCATGAGTAGGGTAGAAATCGAAGGTAAACGCAGATATGCTACACCAGACGGTGAAAAACTTCCAAGCGTTACAACAATACTAGACGCAACCAAGTCAGAAGAAAGTAAACAAGCATTACAGAACTGGCGCAAACGTGTTGGGGTTCAAAAGGCACAAGAGATTACAACTGAGGCAGCGGGTCGAGGAACACGTATGCACAAGTTTCTTGAGGATTATATCAAGACAGGTATAGTTACTGAACCAGGCTCTAACCCCTACAGTATTCAAAGTCACAAGATGGCAAAGCAAATTATTGAACAGGGATTAGTGAAATGTAACGAATACTGGGGGACAGAAGTTCCTTTATACTTCCCTAAAATCTATGCTGGTACAACTGACTTGTGTGGAGTACATGATGGAAGTGATGCTATTATGGACCACAAGCAATCTAACAAATTCAAAAAGCGTGAATGGATTGATGATTATTTTGTTCAATTAGCAGCGTATGCTAATGCTCATAACGAAGTACACGGGACTAAAATACGTAAAGGTGTTATTTTTATGTGTACCGCAGATGTTGTTTATCAGGAATTCATCATTGAGGGTAGTGAATTTGACAAGTATAGTGACATGTGGTTTAACCGTGTAGAGCAATATTACATGAAATTCTTATAGTGGTTAAGTCATAATTATGATAAATAAGTGTAAACGTGAAGAATTACACTTATGGCCATAGTACAAATCTCAAAGATACAGCAACGAGCAGGTAACCTAGTTGACTTACCACAATTAGACAACGGTGAATTTGGCTGGGCAACCGATGAAAATAGACTTTTCATTGGAAGAACCGGAAACACTTATGCAGATGAGAATATTGAAGTATTAACATCATATTCCAATATAAGTTTTAGTCAAATCAACGGTAGCGATGGAGGTAACTTTAACGTAACCGTACCATTGAATGGACAAATATTGACATATGTATCAAGTACAGATACATGGGAAAATTACACTGGGTTAAAATCACAACTTAGTAACACTAAACTTCAATTAGGAAATGTAGCCAATCTGTCAATGACCGGCGGCGCCATTGGTTATATATTAGAGACGGATGGTGCAGGTAATTTATCTTGGACACCTAAGAATACTTTATACACTACAATTAAAGGATTAACTAATAACGTTAGTGGTAATGTTATTACCATGACTGTTTCTAATCTGACACCATACACAAATGGGCAAGCTGTTACTATTACTGGTGCTATTATTTCTAATAGTGGTGCAAATTCAAATATTAATGGAAATTCTTTTTATGTAAAATTAAATGGAGATTTTGCCACATCAGGTAATGTAGTGTTATACACTAATGTTAATTTACTTACTACTGCAAATGGTGCAGGATTAGTTTCTTATACAGCAAATTCTGGAGTAGCAACTGCTGCATTAGGAGGCGGCGGCACCGGATCAGTAGGCGGTTCAAACACTACAGTACAGTTTAATGATCAAAATATTTCAAATGGTGTTGCTGCGTTTACTTTTGATAAAAACACAACTACATTAACTTTATCTTCCGGTAATGTTATTGCTGCAAACATTAACGCAACTATAGCAGTTACTAGTCCAATATTAGTTTCAAATATTACTACTGGTACATCGCCATTAACCGTGACAAGTACAACACTTGTTCCTAATTTGTTTGTTGCAAGAGCAAATGTTTCTGAATATGCTAATACTGCACTAACAACTACTGGGACCTGGTATCCAATATTTGTAAATGCAACATTAGGTAATCTAGCACAAGGCGCAAATGCTAATCTATCATTTAATGCTGCAACAGGTAATTTAACTACTACATTATTAAATGTAACTAGTAATGCTAATACTGGTAATTTGGGAACAACTACATTAATTGCTACAACAGGTAATATCACTACTATTAATAGTGGATTGATGAAGAATAGCACAAGTAATATTACCATTGCATCTGCTGGAAATGTTTCTACGTTCATTGGAGGTAATGCTACAGCACAATTTGTAGTTACTTCAACTGGTGCAAATATTTCAGGTACTGCTAATGTTGCCGGTAACGCTAACGTTGGTAATTTAGGAACTGCTACTGCAATAATTACAACTGGTAATATCACTACAATTAATAGCGGATTAATACAAAACGGCAATAGCAATATTGTCATTACTGCTAATGCTAATATTTCACACTTTGTTACTGGTAATGCAACAAGTCAGTTAACAATAACTGCAACTGGTGCTAACATTCCGGGTACGGCTAATGTGACTGGCAATGCCAACGTTGGTAATTTAGGAACAGCACAAGTATTGGCAAGTGCTAATATAACTACACCTCAGTTCATATCTAATATAGCGACTGGCACGGCTCCATTAGTAGTAACAAGTACAACTAGAGTTGCTAATTTAAATGTTGACCAATCTAACATAGCAAATTATGCCAATGTACTTACTCAGGGAACAGGAACTTTTTATCCTACAATGGCTAGTGCTAGTTCAACTGCTAATTATCAGTTAGTTAGTAATGCTAATTTATCATTTAGTGCAGCAACAGGGACATTAAGTGCTACATTGTTCGCCGGTAACGGTAGTTCATTGTCAGCTATTGCGGGTCCTAATGTAACTGGTA